CCCGAAACCGTGAATCGTCAGTTCTTACGAACTTTCGAATCCGGTATTGGTGGAGTACGTACTGTACTCACCCAAACCGTCGTTCCTGTTCGCTCTTATGAGCGGACTTGGAGCGGCTCTCGGACGCCAAACTTCGGAAAGCTAAAACCTGGGCAGCTACCGGTTAATCCGCATGCTGTCAAGATTGTTGAGGTATTGGAAGACAAGTATATCAAATACCAGACGCAAGCTGCATCTGGAAATTGGGAACTTAATGTCTATCCTTATACCGAGGTATATGCCGTGCCCCTTTCGCCAATTGCTATTCATTTGCCGTTGGCGGAACAAAACGCTATCAGACGACTGATCGACCCGGCTCAAGCGGGGATTCAAGCGAATCTCGCGCAGAATCTGGCACAGTACGGGCAGGTCACTAGTATGATCGCCGGAACGGCGACTAAATTAGTGCAATCTGTGCGTCAATTGAAACGGTTTAACTTCACCGGTGCGATTAACGCTCTGACAGCGGGACGAGGGTCCTCTGGTATCAACCCAAATAAGCTCTCCCGTACTAAGTCTCTCGCCAGTAATTGGCTCGAGATGCAGTATGGGTGGAAGCCTCTGTTGAGTGATATTGAAGGTACTCTAAGCACGATTCCAACATTAACAAATGCTGGGTCGTTCGTCCGGAGCATCCGAGCATCAGCTAAGGCGACGAAGGAGACCGTGGTCGCAAACTATCCCCCAGGTGACGGAACCATCGGGTTCGGCAATGGAGGTGAAACTACCTTCATTAACCGAACATCGACTAAGTTCGTCATCAGGTATAGAATGTCAAACCCTGGTCTAGCCTTTGCAGCCCAAACTGGCTTTACAAATCCCCTAAACCTCTTTTGGGAGATCCTTCCATTCTCTTTTGTAGCCGACTGGTTCATCCCGATTGGGCCTTACCTTGAGACGCTTACCGCGTTCCAGGGTTTGACTTTTATCGGGGGGAGCCGGACGAACTTTACAAGAGTTAGAGTGGATTCCGCCATCAGCTTTGGAGGTCCTGCAGTTGGTGAACCAACCGTTAACATCCAGAAGCGCGCCTCTTACCGTGAAGAACAGGTTTGGCTTAACCGGGTCGGTCTTTCAGACTTCCCCAGTCAGGTCTCTCCTGTTGTTAACCTTCGCGGTTTGGAGGGTGGCGTTCGGGCTGCTAACGCAATTGCTTTACTTACTCAGGTCTTCCGAGGTAGAGGATGATGGCTTCCAATCTTTAGAAAGGAAGTACTCACATGTCCGCTATCGCGGCAGTGAAAGTGAGCGGCATCATCGACCACTCGCTGGCTCGGTTAACGACCAGCGCGACCGTTGGTGTCGACTCGACGTTGAGCCCCGAAGGGATTTCCCCGCAGGGTGTCGCGTCGTGGGTGGACCGTAGTAGCGGTTACGCTATCGGCTACCCTCGCCTGACCATGTCGCTCCGTCCGCCCCAAAAGGCGAGCCGGGTCTACAAGTGTCAGGTGAAACTCGTTCTCCCGACGATGGAAACGACCAGCGCTTCGACGATGACCGGTATCAATCCGGCGCCGACCAAAGCGTATGACGTTGCCTTCATCGGAGAGTTTTTCCTTCCGGAGAGGAGCACCTTGGCCGAACGGCAAAAGCTGTTCAGTCAAGTCGCATCCCTCTTCGCTCGGACCATCAACGCTTCCGACGGGACGCCGACCGATTCAACGGCCAGCCCCCTCGAGGTTGCGGTGACGACGTTCGAGAACGTATACTAGGGTTGATTCCCTAGCACGTTGTAGGTCTAACTCTCGGAGAACTCCATGTCTTCTAAGAAGCACGGTGGGAGATTCCATAAAGGAATCTCGAGTTTCCGCGTACCCGAGGGGCTTGAATCCTCGGCGATCTCGGAGTACCTTTCAGCACTGGATTGTCCTCGTTCCCTAGCGATCCTCATACTCTTTAGAAATAATGAGCATGAGCAAATCGCTAAGATGGAGTTCAATCCCAAGGACTACAATTCTCTAGTAGACCTTCGCTCTGCCTACGCCGCTACTAAGTTCCTGTCAAAATTCACGGGTTTATCCCTTGATTATGACTTGGATCAGGTAGCTTTTAAGAAGTTCGATGAATTTGAAC